AGAGCGTGGTGAACCCGTATTCGACGTCTGTCGAGTACCTCGTGTTCACATTCCCTCATGTCATCACAATGGAGGTATAGTATGAAGCAGAGTTTTACCTAATGAATACTGGTTCATTAGCTTCAATACGCACTGTTGTATTGTTGATCTTCTATTACGAGCTGAGTTGCAGGGGAGGTTACCTTTAATATAACAACCAATGGTTGGGACCAGGGTTTAAAAATGGTCTGACCCCACTATTGTAACTGTACTACCCAAAGGCTTGGGTGCCCAGCTTAAGAGTCTGAGTGTTTTGGCTTCACTGCACGTCATACAATAACGTTCTTCGAAGTTCAAGGCATGAGGACTGTTGATACCATGATGTCGGATATTCAACAACCAGGTACTGGTCCTGTAAGAAAACAGAAACAACAGCGGAAATCTCATTGTTCGGCTAGCAGTGGTGCAGCTAGTGGATCCGTTTCAAACCAAAAAGGTGGAAATAAAACACCCACCTACAAAAAGTTGGCTCAGCAAGATCTTGAGTCCGGTGTTTTTCACAGTGACACACAAAAGTCCATGTGTGTCAAAGTGCAACCTGGCAATTACCCTGATCAAACTGTTACTATGGTTTCTACTAGTTCTGCTAGTACTATATCTAGCTCTCAAGGTTCGCGGACTAGTAGTAGACCTAACAGAAAGGGTAGGAAACATAACCACCACAGTGCAAGAAGAGTTCAAACAGCAGACATTGTGGAAAAGGTTATTGCAGATTGTAGGCTGAAGGAAGTGGATAAACATCAGGATGCTTTCGATTTGGATAATGTAGTAATAGGATTGGCAACAATGTATATGGACCAGAATCGCAACTTAAAATCTTGTGATAACTGGTACAGGGAAAATTGCGCTGGATTGCCTTTTCCTTTCACACATAAAGGCTGTACTAAGAACGTGTATGGGTTTTTCAGTGAAAGGTTATTAGGTGAACAAGTGAAGGCCGCCTATGAGTATTTTGTTACGTTGTCAAATCTATGCCAACACGAACCGAAAGACACAGAGGTTCCCAAAGAAAATGTGTCAAGCGAAACGGCCTGTGATAAGGTTTCGGAGGGTAGTAACAACACGACAAATATCAAACCAAGACTGCCAAGAAAGGTTAAACCAAGGACAATTAGTTTGATTGAGAAGTCGGAACCTACAACATCTGCTTCAAGTTGTGGAAGTTCGTGTTCTAAGAATACTAAGCTGCATTTCAGTAGCGTTGGAAAAGGTAGAGCACCTACTCCACCAAATTCGATCGTAGATGTTGTGCCTTTAGGATGTGTGCCTGATGAAAATGTTATGTTTTATGTAAAACATAATAAAGAAGAGGGAACATATTCTAAAGGACGTGGCAAAATGAAGTTAACAACACCTGAACTGGCAAAAGGAATAGAAGAAGTAAACACATGCTTAGCTACGTCTAAACGTTTGACTTTTGATGTCCCAGTGTCTGAACAGATAGTTGATTCAATTGCCATACCTAAAACCCCAGAACCGAAACCGAGAGAAATCCCAGCAGGATTTATCATTCGTAAGAAACCATGCTTTTTGCTCCGCTGCATTTATAGTGATGAAGTTTTCGACTCAAAGTTGAAATTTAATCATAATTCTAAGAGTTTGCGGAAGGCGGCAAAGGCAGGTAGACTGGATTATACGCACATTCCTGACAACTGTGTGATTCCAAGTCTATTTAGTTATCTTACTAGACGGAGAGATATATCATACCCCGACTATAAGACCAAGATCACTCATCTACACAAACTGGCGAAAGCTTGGGAAAATGATGAGATGCCACTCAAGGATCATAAAGCCACTAGTGAAATGTTAAACAACTATTATTTAACTATTGCTAAAGTGGCAAATTGTACTGATGTGGATTTGATTGTCGCGGAACATGAACAAGATCAAGCATCTTTCTGGTCTAGGTTGAGGTTACGTCTTACTAAGAGTAAGATAACCTCCGAATGATGTGTAGCTAACCCCTCGAAAAGAAGAACTCTGACTACAATTTGTCAAGATGGTGCTGAATTGGAGCCCATGGCAAATTGGAAGTTACCTGCAGTAGAACCAGTCCTAGATTTCATTTGTCAACCACAGCATTATGAATACATCTATGAAGTACCTAAGTGTATTGAAACAGAAAAATTCATAATGTCCAATTGTTGTCATAATGAACATGTAGGACTTAGAAATAGATATTTAAAACAAATGCAACATGGATTAAGTTATGATAGAGATTTAGTTAGAAATATAGTATATAAATTGTCATTAGAGTTCAAGAAGCATTTTACAGGTAGACAGCAGGTGTCAGATTTCTTCAATGATCATAGTGGAACTATGAAACAACGCTACTTTCAAGCCATAGAAAAAGTCAATGAAAGTAATTTCAGATTGTACAAACACAATAAGTGTTCAGCTTTTGTTAAAAATGAATTGTATGATGAAATTAAACCACCCAGAATGATTATAAATAGAGACCCTAGGTTCAATTTATTATATAGTTGCTTTACAATACCTTTAGAGCATGCTATGATGAAAATTGAACAATTTTCGAAAGGTAAAAATTATATTCAGAGAGGTGAACAATTTGCTGACTTGGTTTATGGTGCATGGATACTCGAAGGTGATTGTAGTAAATTTGAGGCATCACAGAGATTGCAGCTGTTGGTTGATGTTGAATTGCAATTGTGGAGATATTTGTTGAACGATCTTGACTACAGAGATGTAGAAAAATTGTTTTGGGCAAAGATGTGCAAGTGCGGTTACACAGCCAATGGTTGTAAGTTCTCATTTTATTCTATGCGTGGTTCAGGTGACATGGATACTGGGTTATTTAATTCTATACTCATGTATGTTGCCTGTCGTTATTTTGAAGTCAAAAATAACACGTACCATGGAAATTTTATAGTTGATGGCGATGATAATTTACTAAAGATACCGATAGGAATGGATAACTATGTAAACACATTTGCTGATTTTGGATTTGACGCTAAGTTAAAGGTCCGAAAAGACTACCATGATGCTGAATATTGCAGTGGTAAGTTCCTTCAGATCAACAGAGCCGGAGATTTCATGTATTTTCAGAACATTAAGAAAATAATGAACAACATGGCAATTTTTAGAAAATCAAAATTCAAACATTGCAAGGATACTTACTACCATTCATTAGGCTACATGTATAATCAGATTTATGGGCAAATACCTTTATATAGTGATTACGCTAAATATCTCATGAGAAATTCTAAGACCAAGATTTCTATGAAGTTACTTAGAGAAATAAATCCTATATATCCAGATCTGATTGCACATGGTAAGAATACTTTAAAATTTGATGATTCAATATTGCCAGAGATCATGATTAGTTTTGATCTGACCATCGGCGAAATCGACATCATTAAAGCATTCTGTAAGCAGAGTTTACCATTAAGACCAGAGGAAAGGAGGCGTTATCGACCGGATAAAGGAACAACGCAACTGGATTTAGTCAAGATACAACAAGTATCTGACTATATGTTCAATGAATTGAGGAGGACGTAAAGACAGGGCTGTATAATATGTCTTTAACCCCTCACCAGGCGTTGTCTAATTCGAGGGGGC